TAGACCGCTTCTTACGAGTGATGGACACATCGTTAGAGGCCGCGTCAATATCGGACCACGGAGCAGCAACAATCCACAGCTTAGTAGCCGTAATGACGGAAGCAAACGTAGTGGAACCGTAAAGCTTAGCCACAATCGTATGCTGAGTCGTAACGGACTCAGTAAGCTGCATATAATAGTTCTGCCCTTCAGGACGAAGAACCATACCCTTCCTGAAAACTCTCGCAAGAGAAGCCGCCGTGTACGTTGCAGAAGCAATCGTAACGGCAGTCGCAGTAGAAACCTTACCGATAAGGTAAGCGGGGTTCAGTTCGTCTTCGATCCAGTCCACCTGAATGTTGTTAGCAGGCATACCCATTTTAATATGCCCAAGGAACTGCTTGTCGGCCTTGAGAACAGCCGAAAGCACCTGACTACAGTCTACTTTGTCAAGCTTATTGGCAAGGGTGCTAGTCCAGCCACCCGGTGCTGCCATAAACTGAGTTGAAGAAAGTCCCATAATAATCCTCGCTTATGTGATAGCTAACGCCTGACACCCTTCTGTTTGAAAATGGCATCAAGCACAGTATCAACATCGCCTTTACCCACAGCATCGTCAATAGATTTAGAGAAGTTTACCTGACCAGTATCCGTTCCAGTTCTGAAGGCACCTGTTGAATCGGGCATATAGGCGAGGTCCATACCCTGTTTATTGTCAGGCTGTCCGTCCTTTTTGACCAATTCCCTGAACTTCTGGAAATCGACATCTTCTCCGAACAGCATTTTTACCGATTTTTCTGCATTGCGCTTCAAGTCTTCCGTCCTCATCTTGTCTGCCACCTGAAAGAGCATTCTCACACCCTGACTGGAGTTTACAAGATTAGGATACATCTGCCTTGCCGCCATTGCATACTGGTAACGCTCTCTGAACTCTTGAGGATTCTTTGCGCTCTCTTCCTGAAGGACATCCTGAATGGTCATGGTTCGGATCGTTTCATTGACCCTCTGATTGACCACGTTATCAATAGCCTGCTTGGGGTTATTGATAAACTGCGTATCGAAGTCCTGTTGTGGAGGAGGAGCCTGTGGAGCCTGCTGATACTGTTGCATTTGAATCAACTGCATCTGCTGCTCGTAGGCTGCAAGTTTTTCCTGTAGAGCTTTGTTCTCCTGCGCTACTTTGGTTGTGTACCCCTGGATTTCCTTGTAGGATTTCAAGAGGTCTTCAGGTTTCTTAAATTGCCCAAGGTCAACTTTTTCCTCTGCCCTAGGGGCTTCGGGAGTCTCCTTGACCAAGGGTTGTTCCGCGCTGGACTGAACAAAAGCCTCCAGCCCTGCAACATCGGGAATCCCTTTAACGTCTTCCATTTCTTATCTCCTAGCGGGTGAAAATTTCTACCGTTATTGTTATTTTTGAAATCTGTTCAGTTTCGCTGGTAGACAGTGTTCCATCGGTCTTTACGGAAAAATTATTCTTGTACTTTGACACTGCTTCCCTGATTTTCTGAACGACATCATTAAACGGTTCCCGCACAATGCCAGCTTCAATCTCCAGGGAGTAACGAGTGCCTGAAGCATCCTTACTTTTCATCTTCACTCCTTGAAAGTAAATCGTTCTTAACCGCAATCATGCTGTTCACATAATGGATAAGTTTAATAAGTCCTCTTGCCTCAAGTCTCTTCGCTGCATCGTCTTCAAGAAGAATCTCAGATATATTGGCGTTCCTGAAAATGTACGCCTCGATATAGGCCCAACCGGAGTGCTGAGTGAGGGACTCCAATGCGTGACCCAACTTAACCTGCTCGTCTGGAGTAATCTTGTTCTCTTGGATCAACTGCATTGCCTTCTTGCGGATGCCTGTTCTGTCGGAATCCATCAGGACCATGCGCTTAATGTCACCTGAGTTCATTTCTTCTTTCCTTTCTTTTTCTTACCCTTGCACGCCATTGGGTTGTCCTCCGTATGGAATTTGCTGTAACTGCTGAAGCTCCTGTGGTTGAGGAGGAGCCTGCATCATCTGCTGACCCATCATCATATTCTGCTGAGTCATGATAATCTGGTCGGAGTTTTTAATATCAGCAACCTTCAGGGCTTCCTTCACGTAAGGAAGGAAATTGACCATGAACGGTTCAGGATTGAACGGGCCAATAGGAGCCGCCTGCATGAGCAACTGACCTGCGTACTGCATCTGCTGCTGGCGCAGTTCCTTGATGTGAGTAATAGAAGAACCCATAGGCTTCACAAGGTAGAACTTGCGAATGTCTTCTTCGCTCAATCTATAGAAGCCTGCATCCGGTTCGCCAACAATCGCTTCATACGTCTGCTGTGTCATATACCGCCTGGTAAGAAGAATGACTCTCGTAGCAATAGCCTGAAGGGAATTGAACTCTGCCAACTTAACAGCAAGGTCAACTCTGTTCATCGAAGCCTGCTGAAGCTTGATAACCGTTGTAGGACGCTCTTCGTGGGTAGGCGTCATTCCTCTTGCATATCCAAACATCGAAAGCGCATTTTCCATGTCGAAACGAATCTTGTCTTCTTCCATGTACGCGCTTTGCGTAACGTCACCGATTTCCACGGTGTCGATGTCGTTCAGATTCTCAAGAGGCCAAATGGCTCCAGGGTAAAACTTAATCAGGTCGAAGTTAATATCGGAGTTCGCCTTAGCCTTGAGAATTTTATTGATACACAAATCAATATTATCTCGTCGTGCAGACCTTACAAGATTCTTGTCTTCCTGAAGCACTTCAAGGATTTCAGGGATGCCCATTCCAAACCATTCGTTAGGCATCGGGGTATATTTGTACTGAACGATAGGCTGGTCAAACGGGAATGGATTTACAACTTGTTGCTGTCCTAATTGATTTGTAATTCCTTCTGAACTGTCCTTGATAATGACAGACCTTGCAGCCATCGTAATAACGTGACCGCCCGTGAAGTAATGGATTACTTCGATTTCCTCTGGATCAACTTCGTAGTTTTCAATTCCACAATCAGAAAGAATTTCCTGATGCCATTTATTAGTAGCAGTAGAACCGAGTTCCTTAATGGATTCTCCGTTCTTGAACTTTCCTTTTCCTGCTCCCTCTGTAATCTCTTCCATCGTCATCCATTCACGAAGGAAGACTCCTCTGGTCTTGGAGATTCTTTTTGCATTCGTGATAGGGAGAATATCCCAAAAGTCCACGGTGCGGATAAGGGGTCTTGCGTACTCTCCATTTACAAACTTCGGGAAGACTCCGACATAAGAGGTTCCGAAGATTCCTCCAGCCTTAAAGTAGTCAATCATCTCGTCGAGAAACTCAGTGTCTTCGTGCTGAATCTGATACTCAAGGCATTTTTCAAGTTGAGCTGCAATTTTTGTAGAATCAATACCACGGAAGGTTCTTTCAAACTGCGTAGTCTCTCTAGGAAGCACCGCATAGAAAGGATAAGACCCGAACAAGGTCTGCACCATCATCGCAGCCGTATCCTCTACAAACGCCATGATGTCTTTAGAACGAACTCTGTTCACATAAGGCCAATCCGCATCACTTACGGCAGAACCAAAGCGATAGAGTTTGTAATGCCTCTTGGCTCGTTCAAAATAAGGACGGCAGTATTCTTCAGCCTTTGAAAGCTTCTTGTTGAGCCATTGAAGTTTCTTGTATTCAACGTCGTTGGGTCTAGCCATCCTTCTTCTCCAGTTCAAGCCATCTCTCCAAGGCAGATATGATACCCTTGGCGTGTCTAATGATTAGAGTTAGAATCAGTATCTTCTGGTCTTTGGTCATCTTCTGTTAATAAACGACATCCAGTAAGGCATCATGCCGGGATTGGAACCGTAGGTATTGTTGGCCATCAGCCTTTGGGCAAGCAGCATCCAGGGATTTTGCGTAATCTGAGATTGACCGCCCTGCCTTTGATTGCCACCGTAAATGCCCCTGATGTTGTTCAAACTTCCAGAATAAGGCTGAGTTGCGCTTTGGGCTTGATTGCCTGCATTCTTGTTTAGAACAGACTGATAACCAGGAGTATTGACGTATCCACCAACCATCGGCATATTTGAAGCCTGAGTATTAAGGGGCTGAATCCCATATTGGGAAAACGGCATCTTGGTTCCTGCGAATAATTGATTATAGCCAGAACCTTGATTACCAAACTGACTGACTGTACTTCCTATGTTGTTACCCATGCCTTCGCAACTCCTTTGCCCTTTCCATTCTGGTTGTGATGGTTTCAGTCATGTCCCTCACGTTCTCCGGTGAAACGTAAATTGGCTGTTCAAGGGCTATATAACGGATACAATCAGGCCAATCCTTGTACTGCTCTTCCGGTTTGTCAGCGTCCTCTTTGTACTGATAGTTCGTCATGAAGTGAATCGGCTTGCCTCTTCCACCGCAGTTCTTCGTGGCGAACATCATTCCAGGCTTCGTCAACCCCGTAAGTTTCGAATACTGAGACTTCAGGTACTCCTTTACAACCTTGTGGCCAAGTTGCACATCACCAGGATTACTATGACTAAGGCGAATACGATTAATGCCATTGCGCTCAAGTTCAGACTGCCACGATCTCGGCTCATCCTTGCCAACCTTCAACTGCTCCCTGGCCCCGTATTTGGCATCTAACACAACCCATTTAGGCTCGGAGTAACCGTGCAGTTCCCGCACACTCTTTACGGTACGGGTCATGTCCTCAATGGAGCCTTTAAGCAAAAGAGCGTCGAAAAAGTAAATCCTGTACCTGGTCTTGCCGAAAATCTCTATCTCTTCAGGGGAAACCGCCCCAAACAGCCAATGGGTAGCCCTTGCATCGTGGGGGTCTACCGCCTCTATCTTCATCCAGTTCTGAGGAATCCTGAAGTCCTCATATCCGTGGGTAGAAACGTCAAAGTCTTTGTAAACCAGACCAGAAAGGTGTTTCCAAAGACCCTTTTCCCTGGCTTCGCGCTCTTCGGGATCAAGAGTCTTTAAGTATTCGTCTATTCCCTGCTTCGGGATGAACCCCATGAGCCTTTTGCACTTGGGGCAACGCTCTATTTTCCTATCTACTTCGTTATCAGGGATTAAAATGTCGCACTTGTAACACCAGTCTCTACAGTTATCCCAAATCTCTCCACGGATTACGGCAATTTCATCATCTAATTCTTCATCTAGCATCGAATAGCCGCCCGTGAACTGAACCTGTCAAAAATATACGGTTCTTTAAGGGGTGTCATCGTGTACCAACTAGGGGCATTACTAACAACCTTGCCACGCTCAATAGCATTCAGTATCTTCTCAGGTGGAGGTTCGTCAAAATGGCACCAGTCAAAGTCAATACCTTCAAACGTATCCGGCCTTTGGTCGTAGGACCGGAAGTAAATCTTGCTACCTAACTTCTTGCCCTTCCAATCATAAGGAAGGGTTACATAAATCGAGACTCCCGTAGGTCCACCCTTAAACACAGGAGCACAGGTCTTGGGGATCAACCGCCTAAAAGTAGGCTCCATCTTCTCCCCAATCGAGTGAATCATCGTCTCCCCGCACACAAGACCAACATTAGGGGTCTTAATATCAATCAGGTAGTCAGGGTCATTCTCCTCCAGCCAGGGTCTATAACCAAAAGCGTGAGCAATATCCTCCGCTACCCCGATCTCCGTCTTCCCGCACTTGTTACCGGCCTCAAAGAGTCTCCTTCTAGGACACTTCCCCTTACCGTTCTTCACCCTGACAAAGCGAGACTGAGCCTCCAGCATGTCAAAGAACATCAGCGGAAATTCCCGCGCCAGCTGCTCATCTATCTCTTCCTGGGTCATGCGTGTTTCCCCGGATGCGCCCCCCGGTCAATAACCCTCAACGGGAGCAATAGACTCAAAGTTACCGTAAGGGTACTTATAAACGTTAATGCTCTGACCAAGACATCACCCCCTCTCAGCTATGAAATGGCCTGTGCTTTCCCTGTCGCGGCCTTCTCTGCCAGGGGATTCTTCTCTTTGGAACAATGCCGCTCTGCGGCAGAACACTTTCAACATCCACAACAAAAAATTCTATCTTCGTAATAGAAAACACCATGCTGCCAACTACCCGAAGAGATGCGATCTTGTAATCGCCGGAAAGAGTAATCGGAACAACGCCGCCGGAATTTACACCATATGTAGACTGATATATTTCGGGTTCGTCCGTCAGAAGATCAAAAGTAAAACCATCCATCGACGGATCAGTCGTAATCCTGATATGCGACGGCCTGTACCCGTCTACCCAATTCCCTGCTGATGCAATAGAAGCATCAGTAAATACAGAGTCCCATCCAGAACCATTCCATATCGCCGCACCCGGCACGGGACTCCAATACGAATCACTCGTCTTATCTTCCCACGACATACAAACCGTCTCCCCGAACACCAGAGAAGGAATCAATAAAAAAAAGACAACGACTCTTTTCATGTCCACCGCATACTTCTCTTTAGTGGGCGATGCTTCGTTCCCCTCAACCTCCTGGAACCCAAACACTCGCCGGTTCCCGGTACAATCTCCGGCACAACTTCCGGTTCCGGTTCAGGATCAACATTCAACGCCCCGTACAGTTCAATCTTCGTTACCGTGAAGCTACCTGTCCCTACCACCTGAAACTCAAGAAACGCCGCAGTCAGTGTCAGCGTATAATCCGTATCGGGTAAGGCCGGTTTAACCACCTGTGTCTCAAACGTCACACTTGCTAAATCCAACTCCCAAGTGTCCGACGTACTGACCGAAAACCTAACCTTCGTAAACGTGTAGTCCGCAGTCCAAGTTCCGGTCCTTCTCAAGGTCACGTAATTGTCAACCGAACTCCACCCCGAACCCGTCCACGACCCGAACCCCAAAACCACAGTCCAGTTCGCCTGAGCCGTAACGTCGAACCATTCTGCCATCTACTTCCTCTTGCGAGCCGAAACTTTGATTTGGGCAACCCCGGCGTTCACCTCGGCATCCAATGCCTTCTGTAACCGCGCAACCTCTTCTCTCGTTTCAGCCAACACAACTGCCATGTCCTCATCAAGTTTTCTCTTGTGATGCTCGCACAACTTCTTTACCATATTATCCAATCCCTGCTCACATAAACACTTCATCTCAAAACCCCATCCCTATCCCTATACGAACATTATTGCCAACACAGTAAATCTCCAACCCTATCGTAGAGTACTGCCATATCTCCCTATAAGGCCTCGGCAGCAAATAACTCACCACCGGATGTATCACCATCCCAACCGCAAACTTCCAATTAACCTCTCCCCTAGACGGATGCTCACTGAACATTAACCGATTTCGTTCGTGATATTCATTGGGATGGTCCGCGATATAAAGCGTCTGACCCCAATCCACTATATGCAACCCTAAATAAACAACCTCCCTAGCCGTGTCCTCCTCACTCCAATCACCATAACACGGTGTAACCAATGCAACCAATATCACGCAAGTCATTATTCCAATGAGCTTTCTAGAAATGAGGGACATGATACATCTCCGTGATTTCCGATACCCAAACCATAGTTATCAACAACTATTCGCTAATCTTCTCCCATGTATCCCTATACTTCCACAGTATGTAACTATTCATCAAATTCAGAAAACTAGCCCCTTCCTCATCCTGATCCAGTCCCCTCACCATCCGCATCTTAAAAGCCCGCTCAACCTTGCCGTCCATACTCACATTGTCAGGCAAAACCTTAATGTTGCTCATCTAAACCATCTTTTGCTTCCAATTCAATCTCATCAAGACACTCCAAAACGTCCTCAACTGCCTTCTTGAGCCTTAAATAAGAAGCATCCAACTCATCCATCCTTATCCTTAACTCCTCCTTCATTACCTCTCTCCTTTCGTGGATTGCACCTATAGCAAGGACAATCCTTCTCATGTAAATCCCATCCCCTA